GGGCACTCCTTTAAATGCCGCTGTTCCTTTTCCTAATGCGCCATAAATACCAGCTAAAGTTGTACCTACACCTAGCGCTGTTTGTAATGGTGTTGGGTTAGGTATGTTTGTTGTTTGTGTTCCTTGTCCAGCTACACCTCCCATTAGTCCTGTTACTTGACTAGCAAATCTATCTAATTGTTCTTGTGGTTGGAATGTTGCCTGTCTTGCTGCTTCTCTTTGTGCATCAAGTTGAGCTTGTGCCTGCGCTTGGTTCAGTGCGCCCAACTGACCTAAACGTGTTATATCTGTTCCTGCTAGTGCTTGTTGTTGTCCACCTAAACCTGATTGAAATGCCCCTAATCCTTGTTGAGCTTGGGCTATGTTAAATCTATTTGCAATGTCTTGCTGTCTAGCTTGCATCGCTTGTCCAAATCCTTGTTGCAAGAGTCCTGCTTGTAGTAAAGCTCTTTCTCTCGCTGCCCCTGTGCCAAACTCAGCGAGTTGCACTCCCGCTCGACCCGCGCCGAGCACACCCAAAGCTGCTTGTTGATCTCGTATTTGCTGTTCTTGTATAGCTCTATTACGATCAAATTCTGATAATGTCGCATCAATTACTTGTGCTTGATAAGGGGACATAAAATCATCAATTTGTTGTGTTGTTGGGGCTCCTGTAGGAATACCACCTACTGTAGTCGCTGCTGCTGTTCCTGCTTGTTGAGCTGCTGTTAAGAAGGGTTGAAAAGATCCAACACCTGCTTGTGCTAAAGCTTGTGCTTGTTGTTGTAAAGGATCTCTTGCTGCTACTTGTGGTGCAAGTCCTGCTAAACTTTCTTCTCTTATACTAAATTGTCTTGCTGCATCTTGCCTTGCTTTAAATTGTTCGTCAGTCTCTCCGGCTTGTTGTGATATACCTGTAATACCTGTTGATATAACAGGTACAGCTGTTTGTGCCGTGATCTGTGTTGCAAGATCTTTACCTATATCTTGTATAAACTGTGGTGGTAAATTTTGTACTTGTTGAACAGCCATTATAATACTTCCTCTAATCTTTGTGATGTTTGAAACATTTTACGTGCGCCTTCTAAGCCTTGCGATTCCTCTGATACTTCACCCCCGGCTTCGAGGTTTTTCATCATGTTATACATAACTTCTGCTCCTTTGTCCACACTTCCATCTCCTGCATTTCTAACCGCATCCGCTGTAAATACAAACTCATTCTTAGATAATCTTGCAGGTACATCATCTGCCTTCTCCATTCTACCTATATCTACAAAACCACCTGTTTCTCTATAATCCTTTTCTTTACCATCCATATCTATTAATGGCATTACTTTTTTAGCTACTGGTTCTTTAGCATCCTCTGTATCACCACCTTCAGCCATTAATCTATACGCTTGGCCTTGAAATCTACGTGGGTCAGCTCTAATAGCTGCTATATCTAAACCCTCTCCAAGATAAGGACTTGTTGGTTCTTTTTCTTCCTCCTCATCTTCAACACCTATTCCTAATAATGGTAGCGCTGATATTGCTCCTATACCTAACATAGCTTTTCCTGTTAAACCTCCAAAAATACCTTTTGAGGCAGCTCCTCTAGTTGTTAAACCTAATTCTGCAGGTCCTCTAAAAAACCCTGTTCCTCCTACACCAGCTGCAGCTTTTGCTTTACTTGCTCCAGTAAAAAATCCTGCTCCCGGTAAATTACCAAAACTAAAACCACCTCTACCTGCTGCAGTAAATGGATTTCCTCCACCACCTAAATAATATATCCCAGCCGCTGCTATCGCTGCTTTACCTATATCTGACTTTGCAACTTTTTTGATAGCTCGTGTTGCTTTCTTTACAATACTACCTAATCCATATGCTTGTCTTGGTTCGTCGTCCATGACTGCTCCACCATCTGCCATAAGTCTGTATGCCATTCTATTTAAATCTACAGGTGGTGTAGAAGTTACAGGTGCTCCTGTGTCTCCACTCATAGCTCTGTTGTATTCTTCTTCGCTACTGTAACCAAGTTGCATCCATAATGGCATATCTCTACCACCTTCATCTCCTCTTTTTGGATTTTTAAAAGCTGCTCGTGGTCCAGAAAATAAATCAGTAACATTAAATTTACCTGCACCAGTTAAACCAAATGTTGGTCTATCAATTAATTTTTCTATAGTTCTAATTCTCTCTAATCGATTTTGTTCATCGGTTGATTTATCAACTGGGCCTGCGGGTCCTCTAGTTGATATACCTAATTCTTGAGGCCCAGTTGGACCAAAACCTCCAGTTCCAGTGCTACTAGGTCCTGGTCCAGTTCTACCTTGAGCCTCTTGAGCTTCTGCACTTCGGTATCCTTGTCTAGTGCCACCGAAACCTGGTTTAACTAGCATACCGCCGTCTTGTAACATCTGTTTTGCTTGTTGTGATCTTGTTATGGCCATTTGTCTATCTTATTTTGTTTTTCCTAATAAATCAAGGCTAGGCATGACTACAGTTACATCTCTTCTAATATCTTCCGGAGATATATTTTTAGCCTTCCACTCGTCATCACTCATATATTGTTCACCTGTTTTTTTATTTGTTATTTTTTCTATTATCTTTTGTGGTTTTAATTCTTGCATTATGTGACCTCTCTTGGCTGTATTTCTAATATTGAAGCTATGACGTGCAGCTCATTCGCGTCACTAGCTTGTACTTTTAAAGCTTCACTCTCTTCAACTACGAGAGGGTGAGTTAAGAGTTCTGTTGTTGTATTGGTTGCTATGGTCTTTGATTTAAATAAAGTAAATATATTGGTAGATGCATCCACTAAAGTAACATCTATATTGCAACCAGATCCTGCATCATTACAAACTAATAAAGACTTAACCACAGATGTTTTTGCTGTAGGCACCGTGTACAGTGTTGTAAGATCAGTTGTAGTTAAATCTACTTTTTTATTAATAAAATTATTAGCCATTAATTTAAAAAGAAGTTAAATGCTTCTAATTCCTCTTTTAGTTCTTGTTGAAAGGTAGTATTTAATTTTTGAATTACACCATCTAAGTCTCTAGTTTGAGCTTCTGCTACAGTATAATCATATTCCACACTAGGTCTTGTTAATACTTGTACTATTTTTGCCATTATCTTCTTCCGTCTGGTTGTATATCTAATCTAAATGTTCCTAACTTCCAGGTTTGACTAGCTCCTGTATTTGCAACTTTTAATGATACTGCTCTAGCTCTTGCACGTGTATCTACTTTTTGTGTAGATGACGTTACAGTAAAAGGGCCTAAAGCAGAACTAGCTTTTGTGTCATTAGGAAAATTTCTTAATTCTAAAGTAACCTGTGCATTTCCTGTTTGAGATATAAAGTCAGGAATAAATCTTCTAATTTTCATTAAAAACTCTCCATCACCTCTAAGATCAGCTGTTCCTGTTGTAGCTCCTCTAGCTATTCTTTGAGTAATATCAAAATCACCAGAGGATATATTTGAAGTTATGGCGGTTATAGTTCCATTTCTATTTTGGTCTGTCCCTGTTTCGTGTTCATAGTATGATGTTCTACCCTCAGTGTTTCCTACAACATCAAAAGATGTATCTGTCCCTGCATCATATTCTAAAGCATGTGGTCTTGGAAAGACGGCTGAGTCTTGCCACATAGTTCTTGAAAGAGATCCTATAGTCCATACAGGTCTTTTTGGTGACGAGTCAAAATAATTATATGCAACCATTCTATTAACAACAGTGGATGTAGCTTGTGGATAAAACCACATAACTTCACCAAACAAATTATTTAATCCTGCTGAAATCATTTGATTACCTGATTCCATATTTATGTCATCAAACACAAAGTCTTCAACTAAACATGGTAGTGATTCTAATTTACCTGCATATCTAAAGAAGCCATTCTCTGACATCCAATACGCAGCACCATCAACTTCTACACATGCATTTTGACCTGCTAATCCACAGTTAGTTCCTACTTGTGAAAAGGCAAATGTAAAAGGTGATCCAACAAAACGTTGTGTAAATAATGCTGTATCAGTCCAAACATATATTGCATCTCTACCTCTAATAGCTCCTCTGATCTGTGATCCATCAGCTAGTCTTTGTGTACCGGCTGTATTGGTTGCTGTAGGTGTATATGTATTTATATCTTCTTGATCTGAGAATCTAATAAACATATCGTCTTGAGTTGCTTTACTACCAATTGTTGTTTCTGTTCCATAAAATACTAAGTGACGATCTGGTGTAGATACCACCATGTGTCTTGATGCTGTAGGTGCTCCGGATATAATTGTACATCTTGTTTCTGTTGCATTTGATAAACTAGAGTCCCATTCAAATACTTCACCGTCATGTATTAAACAAATAGCCTTATCACCAAAATTATCTAGTGACCACATACCTGGTTCTAATACTAAGTCACCTGACGCTGCCTCACCCCAAGCAACATAGTCTGTGCTATTTTTAACTGAGGCACCATCACTATGTGAAGATCGCGTTGAGTTTCTAACAGCTCTAGTAATACCTGTTAATGTAGTGCCACCTGTAATACCCGTGTAAGATATCTCTTCATTTCCCACTTGAATAAAATTAGTGCCAGAGCTTGGAAACTGTGTAGCGTCTGCTAAGACGATGGATGTTCCAGACCCACCTGTGCCTGCAGTATCATCTGATAATGCTCCATTTAAAGTTGTTGTTACCGGGTTTGAAGCTTCTCCACCCCAAGATCCAAGACCCCAACCAAAACCTTTTTCTTGAACTGCAGATCCAACAGGAAAATAATGCCTTACTCTAATACCACCAGATGTTGTTGCACCAGATCCTGTTTCATTTGATGGCATTGTAATTGTTATCGTTTCTGTTGTTGGAACAGAGGTCACCATAAATTTTTTATCATCAAAGTCTGATGCTGAAAAATTAGATCCTGTAATTGTCGTAAAATTATCTAATAAGATAATATCTTGTGGATTAATACCATGACCTGTTGAGAAAGTTATTGTAACAGTTGGTGATCCGTTGGTCGTGGTAAACGCACTAGTAAGCGTTGTTGTAGATTTGATAGGATGTATGTCATAGAATACACCTCCAGAAAAAGCATACAAAATTCTGTTCGTGCCAATAATAGCGTATCTTCTACCTAAACTGTTAACAAAATGATGAAGACCCCGTCCAGCTCCCGTAAGTTCATTTTCATTTACAGTGCCTAATTGATTCCATCCCCCTATTTTTTCAGGAGATCCATATCTAAATCTAACATTATCGCAGTCAACCCACTGTCCTTCTGCTGTGGTTTCTGAGATTTGTTTATTAATGCCCGGTTGAAATCCTATTTTTTGTAGCATACCATTACAGTAAAACTATTTTAAGAAAAAATCAAAAGAAATAATCCTTTTTTTAAACTTAAGCTTATTTGGCTCAGTGTAATGTAATAGGAATTGAGGCACTATCATTATATCACCTTCCTCTACAGAGGGACTATAAGATCTAGTCATATCTTTTTCACTATTCCAAGGTTGTATGTAATTTGTTTTAGGAGAATCTTTTTTCATTCTTAAATAAATAATACCAGAATAACCTTGAGAACTGTGATTATGAGGAATGTGATAATCACCTTTATTATAAGTTACAGACCAGGCGTGTTTAATATTTATTTCTTTATTATATCTAGCTTTTATTAAACTAAATTCATCTTTAAATATTTCTTTTAATTGCCAAGTAAAATCAGCTTTGTTTCTATTACTATTAAAATTACTAATAGGCATCTCTGGATATTGTTTTAATATTTCTTCTATGTGTTCTCTTTTATTTTTAAAATTACAACATTTTATTTTAAAAAACTCTATTTTAAATGCAGGAGTTATTTCATATTTTATTTTCATTCACTTCTTTTAAACCATGAAGGTAATCCCAAATGTTTACGTCTATCAAATATGTTTTTATCAGCTCCCGGTGTTTTACGATTATTATAATGTAAAAAAACTTGCACACAATCTTTACCTCTAAAAACTTCTCGCCAGTGTTCTAAATCACATCCTTTATAAACTAACATATCTCCTGGATTTAAATCTACTTTAATTTTTTTATTATTTGATTTAAGGTATATGGGCCATTTATCTCCACCTAAATTCATGGTGGTTGATATCTCACAACTAAATCTATCAGTATGTTTTTTTAATACGTCACCTTTTTTATATATTCTAGCGTATGAATAAGAAGGGTTTAATTTTAATCCTGTTGCTTTTTCCATTATAGGTTGACATAACAACAATAAAGTTTCCATTGCTATATCAGAATAATGTGAATATGTATTAGGCACTTGTGAATCGCTCCAAACACCCCATTCATTTGTAAAAGGCGATATGTATCCTGTATCAAAAAAAGTTCTAGCTACTTGTCTTTTTAATAAAAAATAGTTAGCAATAAATATTGCTAAATCTTCCTTAATAGCGTTTTTAATAATTGTGTATTTATTTTTTTTAAAACTCATTAAAAATAATTAAAATTTATAGTTATTCTAATTTTACTATCACTACATCTAGAGCTTTTATGCTCTATACTTGGATCAAATAAAACAACTCTATTTTCTTTCGGTTCTACTGCTGTCTCTCCTTCTTTAAAATATGTGCAACCATTATTGTTGTTTATATACATAATACAACCTTTATGATTAAAAGGCAAATCATAATGAAAATTATTATAAGTCATTTTTTCAACTTTTGTGTGAAGATTGCCTTTTATTCTAATCAAACTTTTAATTTTTAATTTGTTTAACGTATTTACCCATAGATTAAAAAAGCTACTTTGTGGTTGAAGATCATTATAAAAATTGTGATTAAAATAAAATTTATTTTTTTCTGAAGGTTTAGATATATAGTCATGATAAAACCAAGGGAATTGATCACTCATTAAAGTATTTTGTATTTGACTAAATTCTTTTTTTGGTAAAAAATTATCTATTATTTTAATAGTCATTTTACAATCATATTTAAATTAAATCTATGTTTGGACTTAGTGCTAGCTATACCTTTGTGCCAAATATTACTGGGAAAAATTAAAGCTTGCCCCTCTATGCTAGGATAAAATTTATTATTTATTTCAGTCCCACCATCATTAGTATGTAAATTATATATAATAGAATAATAACCATCTTCTAATTCATCTTTATGCAAAGCAGCTTTTGAAGAGGTGTCATAATAATTCCAATAAAGCCTGTATAAAGTTTGTATTGTTTTAAGTTTGTTTTTAATCGTATAAAAAATAATATCGCCATATAAATTAAGTGATGTGTTGATGTGAAGATTAAATTTTCTATCAAACGTTACATGAGAAAAACCTGCGTTATTTATATTTTTATCTAACATTTTATTTACATCTGTGTTTCGCTCTTCTCCTTCAAACCTTCCGGTGTCGCTTGCTATTTTCCATCTAGCTTCATTTATTAAAATTTGAATAATGTCTTTGTTGGTTTGAAAAGGAAGAATGTTATTAATTTTAGTTACCATCTTTAGCCATATCTTTAGGAACAGCTTGTATGTTCCAATGTATAAATCTAAATGGTTCAATGCCATGATCAACTGTAAATTCATGTTCTAAGTATCCTGGAAATATTACAAGTGATCCTGGTTTTGGTTTAAAATGAATTATTTCTGAACCAGGAGCAAGTTGAACATTAGGTTTCATTTTTAATTTAGTTGCTCTTGCGCCTGTTCTTGGTTCATGAAACCTTGGATAAGAAGTTTTATCACTACACTTTAAAAAATAAAAACCTGATACATGTTGATTCCAATGTATATGTGCTGAGTGATGACCACCACCTTTTTTAGCAAACTCTTGCACCCACATTTCACTAAATATAGTTGCGTATTGTGACATATCAAAACCTTGGTGATCTAAAAACTCCCATGATTTTTGTCCAATGTAATCTCTAAAACTTACAAAATCAGGATCTCTCGTCAATGGGGTTGAGTGATAAGATCTACCAAAGTCACCATTTTGTTTTATATATTCTTTTTCTCTTTTACGAGCATCCAAAATATATTTATTACTTGCTTTATTTAATGATTTAATAAATTCTGGTTTATCTTCTACCCAAATAGGTGTTTCAAAATGATTAGTTGTATGCATTTTTTATATACTTCTTATGACTAATTGTTTCTACTTTATTATTCCATTCTTTTTGTTTTTTAATTCTGTCGTATAAATAATTTTTATACTTTTTTGACAAATTATCAAATTCTTTTTTTATTAATTTTACATCAAATAAATTTAATTCTTTTAATATTATTGAAAAATTTTCAGACTTAAATAAATTATATTCACAGTTAAAATCCTCTTTTATTGGAAGCCTCTTTTTCCATGTTTTTAAATTATGTTTTAAACTTTCGGGTAAGTTACATTTATAATCTTTCCAAAATTTACTATCTCTTTTATTTGTTAAATAATGTAATAAAACAAAGTCTCTAATATTTTCTACAATTATTTTAAATTTTTTATTGTATAAATCTATATCTGTTTGATTATAATTTATTATTAAATGCATCAAAATAAAAGCTTGTTGTATAGATGTCCCTATAGAAGATGCTTCTAAAGGTTCAATAAAACTAGAACTTAAACCTGTTGCAACACAATTTCCTATCCAGGCTTTATCTAAAGCACCTGCTTCAAATTTTATATTTTTCCCTATTTTTATTTTTTGACCTAAATAATCTTCACACTCTTGTTTTGCTTGATCTGCATTTATGTATTTATTATTAAAAACATAACCATTTCCCCAACGTCCATTTGTTGGTATTCTCCACATCCAACCCGAAGACATTGCCTTAGCTGTCGTGTAAGGTGTGTATTCTAATGTATCTTCTGTAGGAAAAGCTATGGCTTCGTTCATAGGTAAATATTTTTTGTAAGATTTCCATTTAGCACCTAATTTAGAAATCAATAATTTTTTAAAACCTGTGCTATCGATATAAAAATCATATTTGTATTTTTTATTTTTACTTTCAATACTTTGTATATTATTTTGTTTTATGTTTACTTTAATAATTTTATCTGTGTAAATATTAATATTATTTGTCTTACATTTTTTAAGTAAAAATTTATTTAATTTAAAAGTATCAAAATGATATTGATTTGTTGGATCAGATGGAGTTACTAAATTATTCCATGCATGAGGATCTGTATATTCTTTTGATCTTAATTTATTAGCTACGGCAAAAGCATATCCCCCTAAATAATGAGCAAATTTTAAATTAGCAAAAGATCCATACGTGTTATGATAATAATCGTGATCAGTCCAATTTTTAAACATAATGCCTCCTTTCATAGTAGCGCCAGTTTCTTTAATTAATTCTTCTTCACTAATATTAGTAAATTTCATAAAATCAGACCAGTGTTCGGTGGTTCCTTCTCCAACACCTATGATACCTATTTCGTCAGATTTTATTATATCTATTTGAATAAATTCAAACCTTGATTTAAGAATTAAAGCAGTTATTAAACCAGCCGTGCCTCCACCTACAATTAATACTTTCATTTAAATGGTTTTCCCAAATTCCAAGTAACTAAACTATATCTAGTTCCAGAAGTTACAGGTCTTACTCGGTGCCAAAGGTGTGATGGAAAAACAATAATAGAACCTTTAGTTAATATTTCTTTTGCTTGAACTACGTGTTTTTTTTCCTCTCTTTTATTAGGCTCATAATTTCTAAAATCAAATTCTAATTCACCACCCTCATATTCAGATCCATCTGTTAATTGACATGTAATAGATAACTTTCTAACTTTACCACATAACAAAGGATGATTTGTATCATCATAAGGTTTTTCCCAACTATCACAATGCCAATCATAATATTGACCAATTTTATATTTAGTAAATTGAATATCTTCTGAACAGTCCCAATCAAAATTCCAACCTGCGTTTTCATTTGCTCTATGAATATATGGATGTATTTCTTTATATACCCAAGGATCAGTTATCCAAGCAACGTCAGAATTTCTTGGTATAAATTTTAAATGTTGATTTTTGTTTCCGGTGCGTGCTTTAAACTCTTTAAGACTTAAACCATATCTTATTACTTCATCACAAAATCTAGATGACAACGCTGATTTAAAAACCCAATATTTATTTTCTAAATTCATTTATAAAATTTTATAAGTTATACAATGTATAAAGTTTGATTTTTCTTTTTGTTTATTTTCTATGTAATACATACATGAGGAAGGAAACATAATAAATTTATTATTTTCTAAAGTTATATTCCATTGTTTATCTAAATATTTATTATCTTTATATTTTACTCTTACAGTGCAATCTTCTGCTCTAACACCATATAATAAGATATAATCAGGTGATTTTAATACGTCATCATAATCAACATGACAAAAAGGTTTTGAAGTTTCTAATGGATTATACTCAGTTCCCCAGCTTTTAATATTTTCTACAACTAAATCATATTCAACAAAACAGTGTTCTATAATATATGAATTAAGAATATCAAAAGGTGGACAAGGTATAAAATCTTGGTTTTTTGTATCAGCATAAACTTCATGAAGTAATAATTGATCTCTATCTATTTTCCAATTTGATGGTAATTTTATATCACCATAATATAGAGATGTTTCACTTAATACTTTCTTATTAATTAATTTTTTCATTTCTTTTTAAGAAACGAAACAGTTTATACACCGTTATTAACTATTACCCATCCTGTATTGTTATCGGCTTGATAAGCATCCTCATCCCACTTATGAATCCAATCATGAGTTTGAGCAGCATTCTGGCTTTCCTGTGTCGTATCTAATTCTGGTTTGTTATTGTGGGGTGCATCCCAATCTGCGGTTGTAGTATTTTTAACCCAACTTGGATAAGGTTGTACGGGCCAAAATATTTGATTAGCCTCATCCCACGTGCTTCCTTTACCTGCAAAATTTCCTCTAAAAGGAGTTCCACCTAAAAAGTGTTTATTACGTAATGTGTTGTAAGAAGTTTGAATCCATTTATCAGCAGGCCAATTAGCAATTTTTTGTAAAAATGCTTGACCAATGCTTTCTGTTTCTACTCCTTCACTATTACTTGTGTCTTTATCAGCTACTACAAGAACTGTTAGAACAACATTGTTATCATTTATTTTTGCAAAATGTGCCATATGTTTATGCTTTAAATTGATACCTCACTATTACAACACCTGATCCACCGGTTACGGGTCCTTGGTTTTCACCACCTCCCGCGCCTCCGCCAGTATTAGCCGTTCCGCCCGAAGAAGAACTATTTCCTGAACCGCCGCCACCCACTCCGGGTTGAGCTCCTGGGTTTCCGCCGCCTCGTTGATCAGCGCCTCCTGCGCCTCCTCCTGCAAAATATCTTAAAGAACCATTTGGTCCTGGTGTTCCAAAACAAGAACTTGTTGTAATAGCTGTGCCTTCGCCAGCTCCAGCCGCACCTCCTTGGTTACTTGAGGCTCCGCCGCCAGCCGCTCCTGCTCCGCCGCCGCCTCCACCAGCTCCATTGTGAGATCCGCCGGATCCAGGTCCTCCATTGTTTCCTTGACCTGGTGGACTTGCTGAACCCGGTGAACCTCCGCCACCGGCTCCTCCGCCTGATCCTCCATCTCGTTGATCAGGGTTATTAGTTGAGGCTGCTCCTCCGCCACCACCAGTTGAGGTTACACTAAATCCTGATGAATTACTTCCACGTTGTCCACATCCAGGGCCTCCAGGGCTTCCAGACCCTATAACTATGGGATAGCCTTGAACTGAAACAGGCACCGCCGATACTCCTGAACCATAAGGACTAGCTGTGTAACAACCAGAAGCTGCACCAGAAGAGGCTTTAAAACCTCCTGCTCCGCCGCCTCCAGATTTATGGTTTGCTGCACCGCCACCGCCAGCGATAATTAAATAGTCTACGTTATTGTTAGCAGGCACCAGAGCTCTAGCTACACAAAAAGTTCCAGAGCTAGTAAAAATATGAATTTTATGAGATCCACATTCTATTACAGTGTTTCCTCCAGTTGCGCATATAAAATCTGTACAAACCCCACCAGCAGAACCAAATCCTAAAATTTGATAACCAAATGATTTACCTTTACGGGATTGTATGTCTTTTGTGTTCTTACCTATTGTAAGTTTATTTTTGATATCTCTCATATTCTATACCTTTTATGCGTCGTTAGCAGCGTCAGTAGTAAAGAATAATTTAATACCAAGTAATCTTGCATCAGCATTTAAATCATCTGCTGAAACGTCTCTTGATATTTGAAAAAATACGTACTCATCTGTGCTAGGTGAGCCCGCTATAGTTACTGCTCCACTTTCTGCTGTTACGTCTAAATCATTTGATGTCCCACTATGTGCTTTTGCTGTAGGTGCAACTGCAGTTCCAAAAGCAGTATTTAAATCTCCATTATCTGCTAGTGCAACGCCTTGCAAAGCCCACGATGTTGTTCCTGTGTCTGTTGAAGTGGCTGTGAAAAATGCTTGAAAAGTTATTGTGCCTTCGTTCCATGACTTAGGGAAAGCAACTGCAAACTGAGCAAACTCATCTGAATCTTTATCAAAATCTAAAACTTTTAACTCTGGGCCATTTGATAATTCAACTTGCTCAATATCTGAACATCCATTTGTAGTATTAGGATACATTGCAACTGCTGGAACCC